GCCCGGTTAGGTCGCTGTGTCTAGAGTTTGCTTTAGTGAATGATGAGAAGCATGGTATCTGGGGAGGCGTGAACAGTAGGCAGCGCGCTAGATTGCGAAACGCTCGAGGCTAGTGTAAAAAGTAGTCCGAGAAGGGTGTAAAAAGTTAGACACCCGGAATGTGTGGTGGCTCTAATCCTTCTCTGACGTCTTCGTATTCTTCAGGGTTGTTTACCTCAGTGTTCTTTACTGCCATTACTGAAGCAAAGAAAGCTAAAGCCGCTGCGACGCTGCTAAGTATTTGCTGCGATTGCTCTCCGGTAACTATCCCGGCTATTACTAGAAGCGGCACTAATCCGGCAGCTGCCGCGTAAATTGCTTTTCTAATCTCGGGGTTGAATCTCATTTTGCGTACCTTTCCAATAGGGCTAACGGGTCAAAAGTCTGACCGTAAAAGATGTGCTTAGGCGTGTCTCCGTAAGTAAGGTGAAGATGGCTGCCGCGTGATGCGCTCCCGGTATTGCCTACTGCTGCGAACCACTTATTACCTTCCCAGATTTTAGTGCCGACCTTATGCTTGCTCTTTACCTTCAAGTGAGCAAAGCCTAGATACATGGGCATGTCTTTACCCTCATGCCAGAAGCGTAGGACTAGGCAGTGACCAAGAACATCGCTCCAAGTGTTTACTACTATTGTGCCTGTTTCCGGGGCTGTGATCCAAGCGCCTGTAGCAGCGCCAAAGTCTAAGCCTCTGTGAGGGTTAGTCCTGTTAGCTGTAGCAGCGTAGAGGGCTGTGATGCTTGCTTTAGGAAGTGGGTATCTCAAATTAGTACCTGCGAAACAACGGTAACGGCGAAAGCAGTAAGCGCGGCAGAAGCGAAAGCAGTAATCCAGGCTGTTTGCCAACGAGCTTTTTCTAGCTCTCTTATTCTGTCTTCATGATCTTGAAGCATCTTAAACCCGGCTTTTACTTCTGCCATGTCACCTACTAGCTTTAGTAATAACTGCTGCTGTGTGCTGCTTCTCGGTATCTGCTCAGACATTAGATAATTAAATCGGTCACTGGAACTAGTATTCTGCCGTCTTCTCCAAGATAAGCTTCTGGGTCTATCGCCTCTACAAACTCCAAAGCCTTAGCCTGAGTTAGTTTCTTGAATGACCAAGCGCTTAGGGCTGTCGGTGTTCCGGTGTAGTAGCCAAGAATCTCTGCGCCTTGAGTTACATCGCCGTTAGGATAAGCTCCTTCGGCACTTCCGCCCTGTATCGTAATTGAGTCTTCTGGCCCAGTGCCGTACTCAGGATTGGTAAAGTTTAGTTTCCATGTTGCATACTTCATAGCCCTAACTCCTTCTTTGATTCCGCTACTTCGTTGATAAAGTTTTCTAAAACTCCGGCTTGTTCCATTGCTTCAATGTGAGCAGCGTTTACGCTTGTGCCTCCCATTAGCATCGCCTTAGCGTTTCCAGTTAGTCGCGCGTTCCAGTAGTCGGGTTGAGCGGCTTCTATGTCTGCTCTAGTAAACTTGGTTTCAAAGCTGTCGAAGATGGCAACTAAGTCGTTTAGCTCGCGCTCTGCGCCTATCATGGCTAAGCGTGTTTGCCTTAGACCGATTTCAGTTTCCTGAGCTTTGAGTTCTTTCATTTCATCTTTTGTTTCACGAAGTCGCTTAATTTTTAGCTCGGCTTTTTGAACGCCGATCTTGGCAACCTGAAACTTGTAAATCATATCTTGCAGCTCTAGGCAGGTTTGGTAATACTGCATCTCAGGGGTTGCGTGTGAGCCTGTGACAAAGCGCTCTAACTGAAAGCGTGACCTAGGCTGTTGCACCTCTGCGATTGCGGCTTCTATTTCTTCATACATCTATGCTCCTATGAATTTTGAAACCCAGCTTCAAAGTCTCTAGCAGCAGACAAGCCTGTGCCTAACGTTGTTCTAGTTTCTGATGGAAAAGCAAATTTATCTACTGCTGTTGTGAAAGGATTTCCGCCTGCATTGTATCCAGCAACAAGCCCATTGGCAAAGCCAGCACCGAGAAATCTTGCTGCTGATAGTCCAGTAGCTAATACGCTTGTTGATTCAGTAGAAAAAGTAAGTTTATCAACAGTAGATACGGCAGACCCAGTAAGCCCCCCAGCCACATAACCAGCAACTCCTGAGTTTGTAAATCCAGATGGCAATCTTCTGACCGAAGATACACTTGCTCCAAGTGTGCTAGTTGCGTCCGTTGAAAATAGTAGTTTTCTAATAGCATTTGTGTCTGAGCTGCTTGATTGACCAGCAGCCACATAAGCAGCAACTCCGTCGTTTGCTAACCCCGCGGTTGTTTGGGCAGTTTTTGCAGGCAAGCCTGTGCCTAGTGTCGTTCGGGTATCATCTGGAAAAGCAAATTTGTCTACTGTGTCTTTAGGGCTTGTGCCGACATCGCCACCTGCGGAGTATCCTGCTACTGCATTATTGCTAAATCCGATTACTTGATATCTAGCACCTGAAAGACCTGTGGCTAGTGTCGTTCGGGTATCATCTGGAAAAGCAAATTTGTCTACTGTGTCTTTAGGGGTGTTGGAGGAATTTGCACCACCTAAAACATAACCAGCAACATTTACATTACTCATCCCATCGACTTGTTCGTTGACCACAGATAATGATGTCGTTGTGCTTCTAGAGTCGGTAGGAAAAGAAAACTTATCCACTGTGCTAGTCGGATTATTGCTTGACAAACGACCACCAGCAACATAGCCAGCAATTGAGATAGTACCACTACCACTACCACTAGCAGCTAGTATTCCTAAAGGGATTAGGCTCATGCGAGATCGCCGACTAAGTAATAGCTGTTTGTCGCTTTCTTTGTAATGCTTGCTCCTGCAAACTGTCCGCCTGTGTCTAGGGCATCATCTTTAGAGTTGAGCGTAACTCCTGTGCCTGCTGCGAAAGTAATAGCTCCTGCGGAGTTTTGAATGAAGTTTATAGTTTCGCCAATAGCTAGTTCGTCATCTACTGTAATCGTGATCGCAGCGGTTGCATACACAAAGCTATTCGCATCTCCTGCAACTATCGCCCTAGAAGTCCCCTGCTCGCTAACTGTAGGTGTAGGGTCTGGGAATACTATCGCGTTACCCCAAGCCGAACCATCGTATTTTGTTAGCAAGCTTGTTCCTGTGAGGTAAGCGAACTGACCATTAACTGGGCTAATGATCGCTGCATCTCTCGCGCCGCTAGTTGCAAAGACCGCGATGACCTGCTGCATGAGGTTATTGTTTATGTCTGAGGCCGGGAGCGTGTTGCCGTTAGCGAATACTTTATAGCTCATTTTATGCTTCTTTCCATAGGTCTAGTGTAGTTAGCCAAGTGTCTGAGTCGATGAAGTGACTCACTTTTACCATAGTATAATAATCTAGAATCTCTAACGTGTCCTGAGTGAAGTCCACGCCTATTAGTGTGCCTGGAAGCAGAAAAGCCGCTTCAGTCAAATTTCCTTGTCTGTCTAGTGTTAGCGTTTCTATGTTTTGTACTAGGTCAGTAGGCGATTGGTTAAACACCGAGCTAGCCCAGCGATCTAGTTCCTGAACACTTGTAGTGTTTAGACTTACGTCTTTTGCGTAAGTTCCATAAAGTGAAATCGAATCTAAATTTTCCTGCAAGACAAACGTGTCCGGGTCAGAAGCAAGCTCTACCCTTAGCGAGTTAAAGACTTCGTCGCTGCTAGCGAGTGTGCTTATGTTGGTCATACATAAGTGATTTAGAGTGTCGTGATTATTCCCTATTGTGTAAATCGTTTCCTGACCTGACCCGAGTACGTCTATTCCGCCTAGTAGTGATTCGTCTATCTTGAAGTAGTTTGCGCCTACTGGAAAGTCTGGAAGCGTCTCCGGGTCTGGGCGCGGTACAAATACAAACTCCTGAGTTGCAGCGTCTATCCAAAACAGCCCTAGTCCTACTTGTATAGCTTCTAGAATCAGATTAGAAGGTATCACCTGTGTAAGGGTTTCTGAGGGAATGCGACCTGCTGCTACTTTGCTTAGGTCGCTTATGCTGCTGCCAAATTCGTTAGCAATTATCTCTAGTTGCTCTAGTGGGGATACATAGCCATCCGGGTTTGAGCTATCGAAAGTAGCTATACGAGTATTGAGAAGCTGCTTCATAGAATCAAAAGCAATAACTTGCAGCAGATTTTTACCGTCTATTGTGTAAGTGCCGCCGATGCTATCAACTATGCCGCTCCAGATAATCTTATCTATCTCGCCTTTTACGAGCTTTATTCTTACTGGAACACCTGGGCGAAATGAAGTGTTTTGGGAAGGGTCGTAATCGTAGGTTTGCAGGGTAAGGCGCGCTCCTGCAGGTTGAGGCTGGAAGTAAAGCTGATCTTGTATTTGTCCGCCGTTTTCTAGGTTTGCCCTAGCTACTGTGCAGGAAAGATTTTGCCAAGTAAAGCTATTAGTGCCTCCACCGTCTAGGACGTTTTCGCCGCCTAGCAAGCTCTGATCGATAATAAAGGTGTTGCCGCCTGATAGTACTCGCGAGCTGCCTAGTGTGCTAATGCCAATAATGAAAGCATTCTCTGAGCTGTCCGGCAGAAAGAACTCGACCTTGAGATCGTTAGCTATGTCGAAGTTATCTATTGTAGTCATCGGCCAAGTAGGTTTCTGCTGCCCTGAGTTCTTAGGGTTTCGTTGATCTCTCTAATGATCTGCTGCCCGTCTACGTTAGCCCGGTTGATGTTTATAGTGATGGCGTTGCCGAACTGATCAAAGCGACCCCTGCCGCCCTGAGAAATACTGCCCTGTCTAGCAAACTCTCCGCCGCCTGCTTGCATGTCTGGGGCAAACTTGATTTGATCTGCTGCTTGAGTTGCCTTATTGCGAGCGCCTAGGAGCTGTTGTATGCCTGCAAGCTTTTGCCCGGTGTTGCTCTTGTAGCGAGCATCTGGTCCACCGAGTAGAAGGTCTAGTCCCTCGAAGGTCTCCTGAGCAAACACACTTAGGAATGTTAGCGCCTTGATTGCCTGGACTACTCCATCACCCAACCAGTTGAAGATCTGATCTGAAGTTACTTTGCCGGAGGCTATGCCAAAGGTCTGAGCGAAGACATCTATTGCATCGCCGATAGCTCTCATTTGAGTTTGCGCTTCACCTGCCGGGTCAATAATAGAAGCCCAGAAGTCTTGCACTGCCGGGATAACTGTCTCTAGAATAAACCCTTGGAAGTCCTGCATTATAGGCATAAACTTCTCACCTATCTCTGCGCGAGTGTTTTCTATCTCTGCCTTGAGTATGCGCTGCTGATTAGCTAGCCCGTCTGAGGTGTTTGCAAAGTCTCCGGTAACTCCTGAGGTTTCTTCCATTAGCAAGCTATAACGCGCTGTGACCTTCTCTGCCTCAGTCATTTCAGTAGTACCGTCTGTGATTCCCTTTTCCAGGGCGTGAGCTTCTACCGCTGTCGCGCTTAGGTCTATCCCATACATTCTTAGCGGTTCTGATTGCCCTGCTAGTCCAGACTGAAATTTAGCTAGTGCATCACCTACATCTAGATTAAATACTGAGGCGAAATCCGCTCCGCGCTGTGAGATCTCATCAACAACCTCTA